GTACAACAACGACACTAGCAACAGGTCAAATTCTAACTCTTTCGGGAGACAATAACATTTACATCGGTGCGGTCGATGTTGGTGGCAATGTTATCGTCAGGGCCAATGGTGGTTTTACCGTCGGCACTTTCTCCTCCACCGGACTCGCTGTTACGGGCGCGTTGTCTTGCACGGGCGCACTTGCCATCGGAAACACCGTCAACACCGTCAGTCCAACCACGCCCAACCGCACCGTGACTATCGTAATCGGCGGAACGACCTATTATCTCGCAGCAAAAACGACCAACGATTAACATGACCAACGAACAAGCACTCAATAACCTCTACGCTGCCAGCCGCGCTGCCCAGTTAAACGCCGACCAACACGAACTGCTCCGCAAGTGCGCGGAACAGCTTGCTGAGGCTCTAAAGCCAAAGGAAACGAAGGTCGAATGAGCGGGACGACCGACACGAACTGGCGCAGCTACGGACCGATAGACGACGGGACAACCGTGGACGCGGCCAACTGGCAGGCACCGCTCGACCCAGAGAACTGGGACGATCTCGTGAAGTGCTCCAACTGCACAGGGCTGACGATCAGCGGGCTAACCATTCCGGCTAGCCGCGAGGACTCGCTCGACTGCGTGCGCGGCTCAAATTACACGGTCGAAAACTGCACGATTGGCGGCAGCGTGACGGTCAAGGGCGCGATCAACGGCTTCACGCTCTACGGCTCCTGCGTCAGCGGCACGATTGAGCTGGGACAGTATGACAACTATTGGACGATCAAGGGCCGCGCTCCTACGCGCAACGTCTCGATCCTCGATTGCACCTCACCGGATGGGTCGCCGATTCGCGTTAAAGTCTGGGACGCGGAGATGCCGTTTGTGCGGCATAGTAATGTGACCATCACAAAGGTGCCGAAGGTCATTTGGTGGCCTTACTTTTTGTTCCGCCGTTTGACGAATCCGAAAGCTGTATAAGCTATGCTCGACCTCATTACAAATGCTCTTGGTGGCGGCGCACTCGGCGTCTTGCTTCGCATCGGAAATGGGTTTTTTGAGAACTACAAGGCCGGGCAGGACCACAAGCGGAAGCTCGAAGAAGCGAAAGTGATGGCTGAAATTGCGAGCGACAAGGCCAAGTGGGACGCGTTCACCGCGAGCCAACAGGCGGCGACGCCACCGGCCAATATCTCAACGTGGGCGGCGAACGTCATCACGCTGTTTCGACCCGGCATCACGCTGCTTTTGCTTGTGCTGGTTGCAGTCGTTTTCTTCCGCGTCACCGAAAGCGAGCAGGCCGAGATGATCGACGAGATTCAATTTTGCGCTTTCAACTGCATTGGCTGGTGGTTCGGAGATCGCATGGCCCGCAAACGATGAACCCGACCCAAGCAAAAGACCTTGCCGCCGCAGCCACACCAGTCGTCGCGTGGACCTCGCTCAGTCAGGTCAACGAAGTGGCCGCGCTAATCGGGACGCTGCTCGGGATCGCGTTTCTCCTTTGGCGCTGGCATCGCGAGGCGAACAAAGGGCCGTGATTTGACGGTCATCGCTTAGGCGATGGAACCCGTCATAACATTCTCAGCCTCCGCCGGCGTCATCGATTCCGAAGCCGGCATTATTCGCGGCGTCTCGCTGATCACCAAAGGGCCGGCGCTCGGGCACGGCGTGATCATTGACGACAAGACGCTGGAACAGGTGAAGGCGGCCGCAGAAGAATACACCGGCGGGCTCAAGGTGGTCTTAAATCACAGCGGCGGCGCAGGCGACATCGTCGGATTCATCGACACGATGCGAATCAGCGGCGACAAACTTCTCGGCGATCTGCACTTGCTCAAGACTTCGCCGCATCGGGAATACATTTTGGAGATTGCCGAGCGCATCCCAGACACGTTTGGGCTTTCAATCGCGTTCTCCGGTCCGTCGGAAAAGAGCGCCGACAAGCTCACCACTTTGCAACGGTGCTCAGAGATTTTCAGCGTGGATATTGTGGGCACTCCTGCCGCAAATCCTAGCGGATTTTTTGCGCGCAAACTCAAGCAACTTGAGAGCGATGACAGCGAGTATCCCGAAGCAGAAATCGAAATCAAATTACCAACCATGAATGACGAAATGAAGAAAGCCATCGAAGGCATGATCCAATCTGCCATGATGGGCATGAACGAAAAAGTCGCGAAGCTCGAAGCAGCTCTCGCTCCCAAAGAAAACAAGCCTGCCGCCATGAGCGCGCAGAACGAAGTCGTGCAGCTCGCGGCCAACACCGCCGCGCTCGCTGCCGTCAAAGAATTTGCCAAATCATTCGGTGCGCCAGCCGCTCCGATTGCCTCGGCCGAAGCAGTCAAACCAGTCGTGCAGGTGCAGAAGTTCGAGGACGTAGTCGCAGCCAAAGCCACCGAGCTCAAGGGCGACAAATCCTCGGCCATCACCTCCGCGATCAAAAACCATGCCGACCTTTACTCCGCCTACCTGGCGCGCGTTCAAGGCGGCGAAATCGTCAAACTTTAATATCCAACTAACATGGCAACTTCATTCCAAAACAGCGGGACCTTCACCGCCAATTCGGCCATCACGGCCTTCCGGCTCGTAAGTATCTCGGCAAACAGAGGCGTGGGTCTTTCCGCCACCGCTTCTCTTCCTGACGGCGTCGCTCTAATCGACGCTGCCTCGGGCGATCAAATCAGCGTGCAGTTCCTCGGCGGCAACACCGTCAAGGCCACCTTGCTCGCCGGTCCGGTCACCGTCGGTGACACGGTCTTTAGCGTCGCCTCTGGACAAGTCGCAATCACCGGCACGATCACCGTTGGCAAATCTCTAACCACCGCGTCTGACGCCGGTGCGATCATCGAAATGATTCCTAAGAATCTCTAACCATAAAAAAATTTAACCAATTTTCAAATGTATACCAATTCAGCAGCTAGCTTTCGCGGCGACATCGCCGGAGTCGTAGAGCAGGCAAAAGACTTCGAGGCCGGACTGATCGGCACCGGCGTCATGCCGATTCTCGACGTTCCCGTGCGCTCGGGCCAATACCCGTCCTTTGTTTTGAAGGAAGGTCAACTCCTCAAGAGCGACGTTAAATCTCGTTCGCCTTACAGCGCTTATGCTCGCGGCACGCGTGCTTTCGTGCAAGATTCCTATGTAGCTTTGGAATACGGCTACGAGGAAAGTGTAGATGATACGGTGACCCTCGACCTTGCCCGCTTCTTCGAAGTCGAGGTCATCGCGGCCAAGCTCGCCAAGCGGAAACTCCTGCTCGCGCATGAGCTTCGCGTCGCGTCAAAAATCTTCGACAGCGGCACCTTCACCGCGACGAACTCTGGCACCGCTTACACGACCGCGAATCTCGCGACATTTGATGCTGGTCAGGACGTCCAAGAGGCCATCGACCGTTTGCTCTCCAAGGGCGAATCGACGAGCAACCTCAAGGTCGTGATTCCATATCCAGTGTGGACCCGCATCCGCGCCAGCACGAAATTCCAGAACCGCCTGCGCGGCACCGGTCTTTCGACTGACACGATCCTCAACGCCAGCACCCAAGCAGCCGCTGAGGTCTTCGGCGTCGCCGAGGTTTTGATCGGTCGCGCCAGCTACGACACCGCCCCTGAAGGCGTGGCGTTTTCTGCCGGCAACGTCTGGGCGAATACCTTCATCTTTGTTGGCTCCGTGACGCAGGCTTCGGCCGGCTACTTCGGCGGCGGCGCTGGATTCACCCTAAACTGGTCCGAGTATGGTCCAGCAATCGGCGTCACGACCTACCGCGAAGAGGCGATCAAGTCGAACATCCTCCGCGCCTCGCAATACACCGCCGAGAAGGTGGTCAATGCGAACGCCGGGCAGTTGGTCACCACTCAGTATTCCTAACCTAAACTAGGTCTAAAAACAGCCTCACGCTTCACGGCGTGGGGCTTTTTGTTTTGACCGGTCCGAGCGTTCAGCAAGACCTGACGCACACCAACGACGAACATGATACTTTCCCTTTGCGTAATCGCGAGCAACGAGGCGGCACAGATTCGCCCAATGCTCGACAGTTTCAACGGCGTGATTGACGAGGTCTCACTCGTGCGCGCCATCGGCTCGCAGGAACCGGACGCGACCGAGCAGATCGTCCGCGACTGGTGCTTGCAGAACAGCGTCGGCTTCGTGTTCTCTGAATACAAGAACTGCGCCACGGCGCAGGCGTGGAAGCACGTCGATTCATTCGCAAAGGCGCGGAACCAATCGTTCGCGCAAAGCTGCGGCGACTGGCTGATCTGGGCGGACTGCGACGACGTGATTGCCGACGCCGAGCGGCTGCGCTACCGGCTCTCGCAGCTCTCGGACGACGTGCTCATGCTCCGCTGCCCGTATGACGTGCGCGGCACCGGGAAGAAGCTGCACCGCGAGCGCATCGTGCGGCGCAGCGCATTTGCAAGCGGTCGCATCTGGCATCACGACGTGCACGAGAATCTGCTACTCCTGCCGAACGACCGTCACTTTGACTGGGAGACGCCGGTCTGGCATCACCAACCGATTGCGATCAAGCAGGACAACCGGAAGCGCAATCTTGCGATCCTTGGGCGCAGCGTGGCCGAGTCCGCGACGCAGTATTTTTATGTTCATCAAGAACACTACTGCGCCGGCAACAAGACCGCAGCGGAGCAGTTCGGCCGCATCGCGCTTTCGTTCCCGAACCTTGACGACAGCTTCCGCTACGAGGTGCAGCTCAACCTCGCCCGGCTTGTCGCTTCTCGGCGCGAGGCGATGGGCTTTGCGATGGGCGCGCACGGCGTTTTCCCGTGGTGCCGCGAGGCTATTGCGTCGGTCATCCTCTTGGCGTTCGAGCGCAACGATGGCAAGCGGGCCAGCTTCTGGGCGTCACGGATGCTGACGCTGCCGGAGCCTACCGAGCGCGACCGCCCGTGGACGCACGAGGTGAAGTGGTATGGCTGGGCCGGGCACGACCTTGCGGCACGGGCGTTCCGTCTCGCCGGCCAAATCGACGACGCGGCGGCGATGCAGCTTGTTTTCCACAAGCACACCGCACCGCGCATCCGCCTGACGCAAAAGACGCTGGGCAACTCGAGTAAGTCGGTTTCTTTCCGCGAGGCGTGGCTCTCGACGGCGACGAAGCCGGAGCGCATCGAGCACCGTTTCATCGTGCGGGCGGACGACGCCGAGACGATGGGCATGGCCAAGCAGTTCCTGCACGACGTAGGCGAGCCGAGCGCAGCCGAGCCGGGCGTGATACAGGTCAACGCCGAAGACGGCATGGTGCCGCCGCACGGCTGGGATGAGCGCGTGATTGCGAGCGGCTGCACGCTGATCGACGCCGAGAACATTGAACAGATCCTCGGGACAAAAAAGCCATGAGCGAACAGCCGGCCATCGTCGTCTGCACCGTCAACGCGGCGTGCCTTGAGGTCATGCTCGCCTCGATCAAAGCCTACGTGCCGGCCGACGTCGAAAAGCACGTGCACTTCAAGGTCGGCGCGACGTTCGGCGAGGCTTACAACTTCGCGATGCGCGACGCGTTTACGCGGCACGCCGAGGTCATCATCTGCAACGACGATATCGTCTTCACGCCGGCGACGTGGCGCACGCTTCTGGCGGACGTTGCGATGCTCAAGGAGGCCGTCGGCGGTCTCGGCTATGTCGCAGCACGCTCGGACTACGCACGCGGCGCACAGAACATCCGTTGCGGTGCCGGGCGCTTGGACTTCCTGCGGTTCGAGAGCGAGCGCAGCATCGTCGAGACGCCGGTCATCGCGCCGATCTGCGCGTGGATTCATCGCGACGCGTGGGTCGATTTTCCGCCGATCAACTGGTTTTCCGATGACGTGCAGTGCGCGGACATGAAGCGCCGGCACTTTGTTTCTCGGGCCTACGTCCATCACGTCGGGTCGCAGACGTGCGGCCACGACGCGGCAAAGTGCATGGCCGAGGCTGAGCCGTGGATCAAAGCAAACCGGCCGGCGATGCACGCGCTGCACTTCGGGCGAGTTTGACGATTATCGCAATAGTATGGCCGCCGTCCGAGACTTCGACCCGACGCAGATCAACTCCGATTTCTCGGCGATACTTGCACAGGCGGGCATTTCGTTCACGTATCAGAGCGTCGCGGTGACCGGCATCTGGTCAGCGGCGAGCAACGCGTTTGCTGACTTCGAGGACCAACGCCGAAACGAGTCAAAGTTCACCGTCTTTTTGCTCACTTCTAGCGTCAGCGCCGTGCCGCAAGTTACGCAGACTCTTTCGCGGGCTGGCATTACTTACTACATCGAGCGCGTGACGCTCGACGCCGAGGGCGCGGGATGTGAAATCGGCGTCTCGAAGGTGATATGATTTCGATCTTCTCAGACACCAAGAAGCTCGAATACGCGCTCGCGCGACTCGCCGACGCGGCGAAGGTCGATCTCGGCTTGGTCATCAAGCAGGAGGGCGCTTACGTCGCCCGCACGATCATGCTGATCACGCCGCCGACTGGCGACAAACTGGCCAAAGGCTCTCAGACTCAGATCCCAATCGTGACCGGCGGGACGATCACGAAAACCAAAGCAGGCGGACTCAGCACGAACGCGAAGGAGCAAGGCGAGAACGCAATTTTGGGCGACCTATTCGGCGGGCGGCAACTGGCGAAAGAAAAAAGCATCGGTCTTTTTCAAAAGATCGGAAACTCAACCGAAGTTCCGCCACGCGACGGTCAGCATGAAACCATGGGCGTAAACCTCGGCTGGGAAAACTCGAAGAATATCCGCATCTTTCGCAAGTTCTGGCAACCGGGCGCATCCATCGCGCAGATGCGAGCCTTTCACTACGCGAACAGAAACGAGCGCGGACGACCAAAGCAGGTCAGCCGCAGCTTGATTGGTCGCTGGCAAGTGCAGGACCAAATGTGGATTTCAAATCAGGCGGCGGACGCTTATCTGAAACACGTTCAGAAAAAGGTCGGTCTCGCGAAAGCTGGATTTGCCGCTGCTGCGATGGCGTGCGGCGTGCGTGTGCCATCGTGGATTCGTCGGCACATGGCAAAGGCCGGAACCGCTCAAGTGCAGTTCGGGCAGAATCCTTTCGTGAGCGCACGAACGACCGGCAACAAGATTCCAGACCTCCAGCGCGTGGTCGATTCGGCTTTGAAAATTCGCTACAAGGTCACGCTCTCAAAAGTTCGCGCATTGATTGCCAACCGCGCCGTCAACCTTGGATTCGCAAAAGTAAAGGGCGGGATGGTGATACCAAAAGAAGCATGAGCACCCGAACAAACATCCGCAACGCTACCGCCAACGCGCTTACGGGCGCTCTCGTCGTGCCAACGGCGAACATCCTGCGCGGGCGCAACAACACCATCGCCAGCGTCAGCTTCCCGTCTGCGGCCGTTTACGCGGTCAGCGAGCAGATCGAGGTCCGCACGCTTGGACCTAGCAACCGCACGCAATACCGGCAGCTCCAGTTAGTCGTGGATTACTTTATCGCGGAAAGCGGCACGTATCTGATCGACGACCTTTTCGACACGGGATCGGCGGCAGTTGAAGCGGCGGTGCTCGCTGACGTGACGCTGGGAGGCGTGTGTCAGGATACGCATTTGACGGCAGTCGATTATGTGATCGAGCCAGATGAGGACCGGCGCTTCGGATCGGCTCGTCACACCTTCAACTGCATTTATTTTTCAACCGACTAACTTAATTTTATGGCTACCAAACTCGGCCGCGACGGCCTAATCAAAATATCCAGCACCACCATCGGCGAGTTGCGGAACTACGCTCTCACCCATTCGTCCGACACCGTCGAAGATTCAGTCCTCGGCGACACTTACCGCACCCGGCTCGCATCAATGAAAACCTTCTCGGTCTCGGGTGACCTTTACTGGGACGAGGGCGACGCCGGCCAGCTCCTGATCACCATCGGCAGCTTGGTCACGCTCAACCTTTACCCAGAGGGCGCATCGGTCGGCGACGTTTACTACTCCGGCGCGGCCATCGTAACCCAGTTCAACGTCACCGCTGCGTTTGACGGCATCATCGAGGGCTCAATCGCCTTCGAGGGCAACGGACCCCTCAGCACGCTGACCGCATAATCTCGCAGGAAAAACACACAACACACACATGGACGCAATCGAACTGGTCAGGGAACATTTCGCCTCACTCGGCACGCGAAAAATCGACGTGCCAGAGTGGAAGCTCGTCGTTCACGCATCGCCGGTAACGCTCTCGGAAAAGAACCGGCTTTACCGGCGCAGCAAGGAGAACGACATGGAGCTGCTCGTTGACATCCTAATCATGAAGGCCTGCGACGAGCACGGCGCGAAGCTGTTCACGATCGAGCACAAGCCGACGCTGCTGAACAAGGCCGACAGCAACGTCGTGGGACGCGTTGCAAACGCCATTCTCGCGGACGATGCGCCGAAGGTGGATGACCTAAAAAACTGATCTACGGCGGGGAGGCAGCCGACTTCCTCGCCGTTTACGCGCTCGCGGATCGGCTGCACAAATTTGCCCACGAAGTGCTCGCGATGCCGGCCGAGGAACTGAACGGCTGGCTGGCTTACATCGAACACCAAAACCGGAAACTCAAACAACATGGCTGAAGCAACATTTACACTGCGGGCGGTCGATGCCACGAAGGCTGCGTTTGCGGGCGTGCAGAACAGTCTTTCGCGGCTAGAAAAAAGCACCGCCACGATCGCAAAACTTGGCAAAAACCTTTTGGGCGGAAGTGCAGTCGTCGCGACGATGACGATGCTCAAGGGCAAAATTGATCAGGTCGTTACGGCGAGCGATGAAATGGGAATGAGTGACGAGCAAATCCTCGGCGCAATGCGGTTTCAACACGTGATTGAAAGCGTATTGAATTTCATCGTGCAGATACCGGCGGCACTTACACGCGCGGGATTTGCACTTGGTGAAATGGCAGGACTCTTAGACGATACGGATTTGAAAAAAAAACTGGGAGAATTCAGAAAAGAACAGTCGGCAAAAGAAATCAAATCACTCGGCGAAACCGTCCAATCACTTGGAAAAGATTTCGACAGAATCGGTCAATCGGCCGGCGCTGCTTTTGATGAAGTGACCACAGACATTCAAAAGCTCGAGAAGGCGATGGCGGCAGTCGACGAAAGCAAACCGCTTGACCGAGCAAAGCTGGAAGTGGAACTAGCAAAAGCCTACAACGCCGAACGGCAGATCGGTCTGGATTTATCCAAGCAACTTGCGGACGCAAAAGCGGAGCTGAATAAGAGCAAGCCCAAGGGAGAAATCGCTGAAACCTCAAGGCCGGATAACCTGAGGGCACTTAATGAACTGCGAGGAATTCAAATTCAGCAGATGATTCAGATCGACAACGAGATGATCAAAGCACGCGTGAATGGCGAAGCGATTGGAGTGATTGAGGAAAGAAAGCTGAAGCTCATCAAAGAGCAGACTGAGGTAAACTTAAAGCTGAACAAAATTTTGGCGGAAAACGACGCGATCTTTTTAAGCGCCGGCGACATGATCGCCCAAGGCTTCGAGGACGCGATCTTGAGCGGCGAGAAGCTCGGCGAAGTCGTCCGCTCGCTCGGTCGCGATTTGCTCCGGCTGGTGTTTCAGAAAACAATTACTAACCCACTCGCAGAAGGAATTTCTGCCGCATTAAGGATTCCGTTTAAGGCAATGGGCGGACCCGTCAACAGCGGCTCGCCCTACGTCGTCGGCGAGCAAGGCCCAGAGCTATTCGTTCCGCACGCATCTGGCACCATCGTGCCGAATAACAAGATGGGCGAGGCTGCGTCACATATTGCAAAATTCATTCCCGAGCCACCATTACCGGGACGCGCAATGGGCGGACTTGTCAACAGCGGCTCACCCTACGTCGTCGGCGAAAAAGGCCCAGAGCTATTCGTTCCGCATGCTAGCGGCACCATCGTGCCGAATAACAAGATGGGCGGAGGCGGCTCTGGCAGCGGCGGCGTCACCGTCAATTACAACATCGCAGCCGGCGTCTCGCGCGCCGAGCTCGTGCCGATCCTCGACCAAGAACGACGCCGGCTCAAGGCGGAGATCCCAGACATGGTTCGACGCGGCGGCGGATACCGTGCAGCGTTCGCTTAAAACGTCATGGCAATCTCTTACCCACTCACACCGCCGAGCCCGTTTAACCTCTCGCGGCTCTCGCTCACGGGGGTCTCGGCGACCTCGCGCAACACG